TATACGATTGATCCGAGTGATACTTCGCAAGAATTAAGAGAGAGTTATTGGAATAATGGTTTAGCATACCTTTTTGATATAACAAGTCTTTAAAATAATAATTAATTATGGCATATAACTCAGGAATAGAATTACCAAAAGTATCATTTTCATCAATTAACTATATTGAAATCCCAGTAGGCGGATACTTTATCGGGTTCGACTTAGATAACTCAGGTAAACTTTCAAAAATAGATAATGCTGGAACAATTATAGTAATTGAAAATTACGGTATTGCCGGTACTTCTGGAACTTCTGGAGAAGCTGGAACAAGTGGTACTTCAGGAGAAGCTGGAACAAGTGGTACTAGCGGTATTAATGGTACATCTGGTACTAGCGGTACTTCTGGAATTACTGGTACAAATGGTACTTCTGGAATAGATGGAACGTCTGGTACAAGCGGAATATCAGGTACTTCTGGAACGTCAGGCAGTGATGCTGCATTACCTACATGGTTAGAATATGATACACTTGATCTTACTATATGGAATAATGGTAAAGGTAATATTGACACTAATACTGCATACGGTAAAGAAGCATTTAAATCAAATACAACAGGTACAGATAATATTGGATTAGGCTATCGTGCTTTAAATAATAATGATAGTGGTTCATTAAATTGTGTTTTTGGATCTAATGCTTTATCTGCTAACACTACCGGAGATAATAATATTGCTATTGGATATAATAATTTAGTTAGCAATACAGCAGGTTCACAGCTAACAGCAGTTGGTAATTTTGCTTTATCTAATTATAATCAAAGTGGTTTAGGTTATAATACAGCTATTGGTTATTACTCAATGTTTAATACAACAAGTGGTACACAAAATACAGCGGTTGGAGATTCATCATTACTAAATAATACTACTGGTGGTCTTATTTCTGCTTTCGGTAGGGGTAGTTTATATAATAATACTACTGGTTCACAAAATACAGCAATTGGAAGTTTTGCATTGTACTCAAATACAACAGGAGGTTCTAATGTAGCTAATGGTAATGCAACATTATTTAATAATACAGTAGGTGGTCAAAATGTTGCAGTCGGGGTTCAAACATTATTTAATAATATAAGCGGTAATGAAAATACTGGATTAGGTTATTTTGCATTATATACTAATACTACAGGTAACTTTAATGTTGCCGTAGGTAGACAGGCATTATATAATAACACTCTTGCAGATAATAACACGGCAATTGGATCTTTATCATTATTCTCAAATACTGGTGGTCTTAATAATACAGCACTTGGTACAAATACCTTAAGATCTAATATAATAGGAGGCAACAATATTGGTATTGGTTATAATGCTTTATACAATAATACAAATGGGTCATATAATAATGCAGTAGGTACATATGCTCTTTACACTTGTACAACAGGTACATCAAATAATGCAATGGGTGGATCAGCATTAAGTTCTCTTACCTCAGGTTTTGATAATAACACAATTGGTCAAAATTCAGGAGCAGCTATAACAACAGCTTATCAAAATAACTTTATGGGTACTGGTGCTGGAGGTGATTGTGTGACTGGAAATAGAAATGTTGGTGTCGGTGAATCTATTGCAACAGGTAACTTTAGTGGTTCAGTTATTCTTGGAAGTTATGCTGCAGCCACTGCAAACAATCAATTTGTAGTAGGTTCAGCAGTTGAGGCAGCAGGTTCAGTTGCTACAGAATCAAACACCTCTTCTAAAGTATGGAATGTAGTAATCAATGGAGTAGCAAGAAAAATATTATTAGCTTAATAAATAAAATAAATATATTATTATGGAATTAGAATTAACAACAGAACAAATAGCAAAATCAGTATCAGCAGCATATGATAGTGTTAACCTATTAAATGAGTTAAAAGCTAAAGAGACTTTGACTGAAGAAGAAACATCTACTATAACTCGTAATGAAGAGCACATTAGAATTATGTTAGCTAAAGAATGGTTTGCAAATGCATTAACTAAAGCACAAAAAACTGAATTATTAGCAATATGAAAGTAGAAGATGCAAAACAAGTAATTGAACAGGCTTTAAATCAAGCATTTCTTAAAGGTGCATATAGTTTACAAGATGCAGCACTTATAACCGACGCATTAAAGGCTATATTCACAGAACCTAGAATAGAAGTAGTTCAATAGAACTTAGAAACTTATATTTTATTAGGATGAGTCTAGTGACTTAATTATATAATAATTAGTATAATTGTGTATAGAGATATTAGTTAACTCTAGTGTACCTAGAGTTAACTCCTAATTAAAATCTAATTCAATATCGAAATCAAAATATGCAAAGGTTGCAGTAAACGTAGTAAACTCAGGAGTTCCTGAACTATATGAAAGTTTAAAACCATTTTGTGCTTTTAGAACAGGTCTTTTAAATACTACAGAAGACACTAAATATCCTTCATTATCAAGTAGAGATAATCTCATTGGTGAAAATGTAGGCTGATTACGATTTGAAAAATCTAGATATTTCTTAGCGTTTTCTAAGAAGATAAAATAGTTTAAGTAAGCATCAGTTAATTTAAAAGTAACTATAAATTCACGAGTAGTTAAATCAACTACTTGTGTAGCATTTTTAAATTCCTGCTTCTTACCAAATAATCGAGTCTGAACAGTAGGCTCCATTGTCCAGCCTGGAAAATCAATTGATTGTATAGTAGATGACATAAATTCATCTATTGTATCATATGGAAGTATTAAACTTTGATAATACTTCTTGTATTTTTCTTTAATTTCAGTAGAAAAGAAATCAGGTGGAAAACTAAATATAAATCCGCTTTGTCTTACGTTAAGTAACATATTAATCTTTTAATTTTTTAACATTTGCCCAATATTTCTCATCAGATAAGTTTAAAGGACCATATTTTATTATTTTTTATGATTTAATTATTTTAACTTTTAATTCATTAGTGCCTTTTATTAAACGGTGCCATTGTCCACATTCAATAAAAATAACTGAATTTAATTCCTTAGGCAATTCATTTTCTAATTGTATCTTCCAATCAGTTTTTTCAATAGCAATGATCATTCTATCTTCATTATCTCTATGCCATTTAAGTTCAATTGGATCAATATATTCGTTAAAGGTTCTGATTACAAAATCATCTGTTTCAATATCTAAATATATCATTTTTTAGCTTTTAATTTTTTGACAACTGATTTTATTTCTGGATCCTGATTAAGTATTAATTTTTTAGCAACTTCTACTGCTTCTTTAGCTGCAGATATTCCCATCTTTTTATTTTCATAATTGAATATCACATTATACTCGCCTTTTTTACCAGTGCCTCGAGTTCTGCCAAATCCAGTATCGTCTCCAGCAAGAGTCTGTAGTTCCAATGCAATATGTTCTATTATGTGGCCTAACCAAGTTCCTCCTTTTACTCTTGAAAAGAATCCTCCTCTTCTTCCTACTGAACATCGATGTGCATCCATTGAAGGAAGATATTTTTTGATATTTTCATAGAACTTAGGAATATTTGCTGATGAAAATTCTTCCCATTCACCTAAATCAAACACCATATGTACAAGCTTGTCCTTTGGGTAGTCCCATTTATTTTTACCCTCAATTGTTTTAATTGATACTATCGTTAATTCGCTAATACTCGGCAAATCTTTGTTAGTCTCATGTTGAGTAGCTTCAAATACTCTATATGTCATTAAATATTTCATTACCAAAATCCAGGATAAGTTTTTCCGCCCCAAAGATGAGCATATCGATTTATTCTACATGCCCAATAACCAGCAGCAGTTCGATCTTTTTTCTCAGCGCAGTTATGTCTAGCAGCAAATGATTTTCTAGCGTTAGGATCACTTACTTTTGCAGTTAATCCACCATGTACATCTCCAAAAGCAATCTTCATTACTCTTCCAGTTTTAGGATTCTTTACATACACATGATACTTCGTCTTTTTTCCTCCACGCCGAGGATAGTTTAATTTAACATCAGCCTCTTCAAATATCTCTAACTCTTCTAATGGAAGATCAAGTGGAACTACTTCTCCATTGAAATAATCAGTTAATCCAAGATCAGTTGATTCAAATAATTGCTTGTCTAATCTCCCTAATTCTAAATACCCATCATAAAATCTATCTCGAGCTTCGCATAATAATATAATGTGAGCATTTGAACCAGGTCTAAATACTGATTCAGCAATACTATTATTATTATCTATATGATATTTAAGATTTTCGGAAATCTTGCCTTCACCTATAAATTGACTAAAACTTGTTATTCGTGTTTTCATATTAATTATTTATTCAACCGGTGGATAATCTTGGTCAATCCATGTATCATCTAACAGTGTTTCATCAGATCCAGTAGTTTCACGAAAATTAAATTGTTTAATTGTATTACCTTTATACATCTTAGAGTGATCATCGAAACTAGGAAAGTAAGTTTCCATATTTAAGTCAAGTGAAATACTTACAGTATTTGCCTCAACATAAGTAAAAGTATAGGCTTTGGTAAATGCAGCAGAGTCAGGCATAGTAATTTGTGCTGGAACCCTAACTCCTCTAAATTGAAAGTATTTTACTTGGTTCTTATAGTAGAAATCAAACATTTTTTCCATTATCTTAAATGTCTTGTTAATATTATCACTTTCTATTTTAATATTAAATGCAAGAGTCATAGGTAGAGTAAATAATCTAGCTGAGAATGCTTTTAATACTTTTTGATCATTTTCATCACGAGTTTCTTGATTAAAGGTACCTCGAACAAATTTATTAGTGTTATCTAATGGTTTTATAGCAAATGAAGAGAGTGTAACAATTCCTCTAGGTAACTGTTCATAGTTGCCTTCTGCATGGTTAGGATAGAGACAATCTGTTGGTAATTCCATAAAGAAATCTTTCATAAATCCTTCATCTCCTCCAAAATTATAGAAGAATGGAACTGGGTGATCTTCAATTTTTCCATCTCTAGTTAATTGAATAATTATTTGTCTATTCAAGAGATCTAGGACAGTCAGTGTTGCATTCCTAAGAAAAATGTCTTGTACATTTTCGTTTCTAACGTTTTCATTATTTGTAACTTTCATAATATTATCTGTTTTTAGCGATATATGGTAAATTAATTTGAGGTCTACAATTATCAATTAAGACTAACATTGATTCGTCCTTTAAGAACTGTTGACTTAGGATAAAATCATGTTCCTCTTCTCTTAGCATAGTATTAAAGATTCGAAGATTAGTAATTAATAATTTAGAACTAGGTAATCTATAATTTTGAGTAAGGTCAAATGAATCTTGTGTAAATGATGAAGATGTAGCCAAGACTCTAATAAAATTAGTATGATTTATAATATCACTAGGATCATCTTTTATCTGATATACATATGCTCCACATTGCTTAAATTCATTTGATGCTGAAATTATAATAGCGTGCCATACTCCACTAATAAAATTATTAATAATATAGTTTTTAACTTGTGAATTTATCTTTACTGTAATAGTTAAGTCTCCCTCAGGCGCAGTTGAATTATATCGATTGAATATAGCAGATATCCTAATTCCAGCTTGGGTATCATCTTCATATCCATCAATAAAACTAATTGATTCAGAAGTACTTGGCACATTAAATAGGCATGTAAATGATAGATTCCTATTAGTAGTATCATTAAACTTAGGAAGAGCAGTATAGATAATTGCAGATTCTCGTAATTTAAAACTTGCAGTATCAACCGCTCCTGAAGTATCAATTAAGATATCTCTTTGATCAGTTAATGCAATATTTCGATATGCTTCAATTCTAATATATCGACCCGATCCACTGGTACCAATATGATTTTCGATTGTATCAAATGGCCCTCTTACTTTACAATACATAGTAGATAAGCCGCTAGTATTCTTATCATGAGTAACAAATCCACCATTTTTCCAAGTAGTAAATAAGTCACTGCCTTGATATGCAAGGATAACTTTATTAATTGGTGCAGGAGTTTTATCTAAACTTGGTAAACTTACGACTTCTTGACTTGTTGCAAGTATAGGCACATCAGTTGTTATATTAGTAATAGTATCTATGATTGAAATATTACTAAGATCATAATAGTTTTCTATTAAAGGAGCAAAGTTAAATGTATATTTCAAAGGTCGTTGAGTTATATCAGGATGAATCTCTTTTCTAGAAGAATCAAAAGTTGTACTTATTTTACTATATTGTGATGGCATAGTAGCATCCTTAATATCATCTAGTACTTCTTCACTAAAAAGTTGATCTGCGCTTAGGATAACGTTATCTAGGAAACTTCGAGTTTCGTCCAATAATAACATATCTATATTTGGATTGTATTTTTTAAGTTGAATCTTCCAAAAGACTGGAGCCATCATAAATCCCCTATGTAAGAAAGATCCCTGTATTTCAAACATTCTATTCAATAGTGGAAAATATAGGAAATCTCTTTTTCTAGGTTCAGAGCTTGTTCCAAATATTGATTGAAAATATTTATGATCAATTTCAACTTCGAAAGGTAGTTGAAAATCCATTCCAAATTCAGAGTATTTTGGTGCATTACTCGGAAAGACATTTCCATTTACCATTACTTTAATACACTTACGATCTATGTTTTTATAGACAGTCCACTCTTTAAATACATAGTCTCCGCTATTTGAATCAGGAAGAGTCCTAAAATAGATAACTTGATGTCCATATAATTGATTAGTAAAGAAAGATATTTCTTGATACATGCCAATTGCACTATCTACAGCATATGGCCTAAAACTAGGATCCCTATTTTGAATAATTGAAGTACACTGTTCATCACTACATATTAACTTAGGAGAATAGGTATTTGCAACTGGCGCAGATTGTCTAAATCTCAATTTAACTTCATTAATTTCAATCGGAGTAGATAATTCGCTATTTGTTCCATCATCATATTCATACTTAACTTCAAAGTAGAAATCTGTGCAGTCTTCTAGGAAGATATGAGCAGCGTCTCCTAAATTTCCAGGAGCAACGACATACCATAGTGACCAGTCTAATCTATTTCTAGAATATCTAAATTGTCTAGTAAGCTTAGTTAAATCCAGAGTATTTGGCATTTCGATAACTAGATCTTCAACAAAATCAGTAAATTCTAGAATATCACATATCGGATCGACTGTTGAAAATATCCTAAAATTTTGATTAAATGTCAGGGAATTATTCTGAGGATCGATTAATAATTTTACAGTTGTATTAGCCATTAAGATAAAAGCTTATTTAGTTTATTTATTTTAGTTTTTTGAACTAAACTAGTATCTACGTTATAGTAAAATAAATAATAAAAAGATGTATGGTCTTGAGAAATAAACAAATACTGGATCCGTTTTGGATAACTAAAGGATCTTATATAGATTCAGAATATTTTAATTATATTTTACTTGATGCAAGTCAAAAATATAAGATTGACTTAGAGGAAGGTATGCTCGACCATTTTTATGAGATATTTTTCCATAGTTTAAATTTAAATAACTTAGCAGTTGATGGAAGTATATTTGATTTTAAAATGCATCCTATTTTTAGGAATGATAGAATAAAGGAAATTAGCAGAGAGCTTAAACAAATTTATTCTAGAAAAGCAGATGTTGTTGAGATATTTAGAAATGCAAATTACGTATTCTTAAATCTTATTTTGGACTATATGGATCTTCAGTTAGATATACTAGATAATATTAATTTCTTTTACCTAAATGAGATGATTCATGAGCAACCTGAGATTTTTCTAGTTATTAATCATGCTGGAAATAAGAAGTATTCTATCTGGAAAATAAAAGATGACCCTCGTAAAAATTTCGGATATTCATTCAAGCGAATAAAATCGGTTACGATTAACGAAGTTAAAGAGAATGCTCTTAGAATAGAATTAGATAAACTGGACGAGCCTGAATTAGAGAATATGAAAGAATATAAGAATGTATGCTTCGCTGTCTTAGAGGGTCCTCCTGAAAAAATGGTAGCGAATGTTATTAAAGATATTATTCTATTGAATAAAGGTATAGCAAAAGGCATTGAATTTGAATCAAATATAATTAGTGAGCTTTATGGGCTCATTTCATCTGAAAGATTAATGCCTTTTACCCTAAATCAATGGATGGATTGAGATATTATTTAAGGTTCAGTATACCAATTGGAGAATCCATCAGAGATAAACGTTCGCTTTGTATATAGTGCAAGAGGGAAAGTATATGTAGTTGAACCATTTATAGTACCTGCGACACTTTTTATGGTTAGTGTTGGTGCTCCAGTATTAGATATTAATTGAAGACATATTGATCGACCTGGAGTACCTGCAGAGGGTAACACAACTGCATTATCGTAGCCTGCAAGTAAAGGGTCCTGTGCTCGCATAAATACTATATGATCAGTGGCAAGTAGATCTACTCCAATATCAGCTATTCCAATCATTGGAGGAGTTGCATCATATCGAGTAATGATGGTTCGTGTTTTACTAAATACTGAACTATGTGTAGTATGTGAACCATATACATCAAGTGAGTCACTCATTATAGTTTTACCGACAACATGTAAGTTAACACTTCCATCTGGCGAGCTTGTCCCTATACCGACCGTTCCTTCAATTATTGCACCATTAGTAGGCGCATTAATAGTATCATACCCAGAGCCAATTGAGGCATTTCCAGATATTGTTAAATCAGAAGTAGGATCAATATCACCAATTGATATTTTACCGATTACATTTGTATTACCGATTACATAAGTTTTATTATTAAGTAGAATACCATCAATATTTGAATTAGTATCAAGCATCATTAAATTAGAAGTATCTAATCGAGTGTATACACTACTATAATTATAAGCGAGACCAACAGTTGAATTAATTGAGCTTGTTCCACCAGTTAATGAAAAAGTTATACCGTCTGCTACGATATGTTGGAAACCAAGTCCTTGTTCAACATGTGACTCAGCAGATCCAATTAGTGTAGATAATTCTGCTTGAAATGAAGGAATAGATTCATTATTCCATTTTGGAGTAAGAAAATTAAATATTGAATTTTGGTTAATATCTAATAATGATTTTTCTTCAGGTACAGAAAGAGAAAATTTAGCAGTATTAATCCATTCATTAGTTAAAGGTAAGTAACTACTTAACGGATTAATATAATTTTTATAAAATTTAATTTTTAAATTATGTTTTATATCACTTAATTCAGCTGACACCCCGTTATTATCTGTATATAAAGAACTTAATTCAATATGATATCTACCTAGATCTGCAGCAACGGATTGCTGATTATCTGAATGATTAGCCGAAATGCTTAATAAAGAATTGTATAATTCATCAGTATTACTTGGAAAATTAATTAATGGATCAGTTTCATCAAAATTATTTAAGTATAAAATATTATTTAGAGAAGGATTAGTAGTTCCTCGTAAAGAGTCAGATGGTGAATTTCTTACACCAAACGCAATAAATTTAGTTGAAGTACCCAATGTTTTAACAAACGGTGAACCATTTGCAATTAGATAATTATTAATAATCGTTGAAATCCCTACTTCTAATACCCAAGTAGACGTACTTGCATCCCATTGCCATACATCAAAATTAATATTATCTAAATATAGATCTCCATCAAGTAATCCAATAAAAGTATGTGTATTTGGATCATTTGAATCAATAAACCAAGTAGCGCCACGAATTCCCTGGGTTCCAGTTAAACCTATTGGACCAGGAGGTCCGATTGGCCCAGTTAGACCAATTGGCCCAGAGGTACCTATTCCTA